TCCTGCTAACTCATTACCACTTGCTTTTGCAAGGTCTTTCAATAAATCCATAATATATTCCTCAACTTGTTATACTATTATACTACCATTCCCTGTTCTGTCAACCAAATTCTGTTCTGCATATGTTGTTCTTCAACCAAGGCCTTGTTTTCACCATTATAAACTACTGCATGATGGTCTTCTATACTCTTATCGTTATAACATACACTCATATCTGAGTTGTAGATTCTTCCAAGTATTCTACCAAACTTACCTTTTTCTGTAGATTCTATAATAACATACTCCTGTTCTGCAACCCAAGACTTAAAATATTCTTTTGATGCAAGACCAAATTTCTTTTCTTCTAAATCTCTTGTTCTAGATTCTGGTGTATCAATTCCTGTCAAACGCACTCTACCTTTATATAAGATATCAAATCCTAAATGTAAAGTCACATCACATGTATCGCCATCAACCACTCTTGTAATATCAGCTCTGTAAATATGTGGGTTCATTTTCTCTCCTCTAGGAGAAAAAATCCCCTATAATTTAACTAAAAAAATCTTCTAGGGATGACTGTGGTTCAGTCGACCAACCTATTTTTTCAAGTATCAATTTAAGAGGTTCAATGAATGACTTATCAAATTGTAAATCATAATCTATGTAAGGATGAAGTTCAAACTCCCTAGGTAAAGTATTTATAAAACCTATGACATTCTCTTTGATTGGATTTGGTACTTTTAAATATAAGAACTTAATGTTCTCACCACTTGATATTGGTTCGAATTGCATGTCTAATCCTTTTTGTTTTATTAAATGATTAAACATAATTGAAGCACGAACATGCATAGGTGTTCCTTTCTTGTAAATTGAAACTGCATTCTCATATTCAAAAACATTATTAACTCTTCTAGGAAATGCAATTTCATTTGATTCTAATCCTTTAAATTCTATCCTTGCATCTTCAACAAATTTATGTACAAGTTTTTCGTCACCTTGCATAACAACCTTAATTGCAGCTTCTAATTTATCACGAACCCATGCTGGAGTTGAGGACTTTGCAGTTTCAATACCCATCATTTTAAGTTTAGGTTCGTGTAATCTAACACCTTCGTTATCATGTACATTAAGAATGTATCTCTTCTTTGCTGTCCAAATACCTTTATCTGCAATTACTTCTCGACCCATAACCATTTTGTTCTGATATGCATTGGTATAATTTGCAAGTTCTTCATAACATTTATTAATAACATCTTGTATTTTACCACTTGCAACTTGGTCAAGAAAATCAACTGGAGTTTTAGGATTTACCTTTTTGACTAATTCATCAAATCGTACATAAATTGAATCAGTATCGATTGCAACCACATAGTCATCATCTGTACTTAAAATGGTATTTAAATACTTGTTAACTGCTTTTTCGACCCATTTAATTGCTAGTTGACCACTTGATGTAATTGCCTCAGCACTAGATAACTCAAAATATCTAAACCACTCATTACCAATTGCACCATAAGCTGAGTTCAATGAAATTTTACGAACCATTTGATTGTTGTATGCAATTGCAATTTGACGATTGAGTTCTTGTTTTCTTCTTGGGTCTTCTGTAACTTCAAATTCTTTTTGATATCCAATCATCTTGTTTTTCCATAAGACTCTTTCATCATATAAATTCTCTAAAATCTCTGGAAGGAAACCTTGTTTTCTTTTACTAAACCTTGCACCATTAGGTGTAATTGCATAATGACTTTGTACATCAACTTCCTTATTCAACATCTTATCAACTGATAAACTTACATCAGAAGACTCTACAGCGGTCTCTGGACTGATATTATACTGCATAATCAAGTGAGGATACAGACTATTTAAGTCGAAGGATACAACCCATTCATGCATTCCTACTTGAGGTTCTTTAACATATGCACCCATAAACTTTTGTTTTTTAGGTTGACCAGTTCTTGATGGTGGAACAATAATGTTTTGTTGTTTAAGTCGATTGAATATTAGAATATCCCAGTATCTTACTTGTCTGAATGCATCTAGATAATTACATTTTGCAGTATATGCCATCTGAACTAAGAGACTCATTAACCCAAGTTTATCATCTAGTTCCTCAACCAAAGTTACATCACGAACATTATATTCCAGAAACTTTTGATAATCTTTTTTATAGAATAGATGCATTGCACCAAACTCTTCATAATTGATTTTACCTTTACCGAGTTCAACCTGTGATATATTTTCTAGTTTGTAACTATCTCGTCTTTTGAATGTAAACTTCTGATACAGTTGTAAGTAATCTACAACTTCGACACCAGTTAGTGTGTAAGCTTGTTGTTTTTTGTTAAAGTTTTCCCACTCTCGAACTGTTGTAATATTCCATGGAGAAAGTTGGTCTGCAATAGTATTACTGAATAACTTACTAATTCTATTATAAAGATAAGTTATGTCAAACTGGTCTACATTCCAACCAGTTATAATGTCTGGATAATTCTTTTTGTATTCTTCTAAGAAAGTTTTGAGAAGTTGTTTTTCATTTTGACAATAAAAGTATTTGATTGTGGGGTCATTATGTTCCCATGGTTGTGTACCAAACACATACTTGGTATCTTTACCAAAGAACTTATATGTAATTGCATTGATTTCTTCTGCAGCTTCTGTTGGTTCTGGGAATCCATTTTCACATTCACATTCTATATCAAGATTCATAACACGAACATGTCTCATCATCCACTCTATATCTTGAGGGAAATGTTCTGCAATGTAGGCGTAAGGATGTCTCTCTATTCCATGTACATCGAACCCTTCAACATCTTTCCACTTTTCACGAAACTGTCGTGCTTGTGCAATAGAATTAAACTTTTTGGGTTCTAGGTTTTTACCTTTAATACTTCTGAATGAAGAGTCTTTGTTTGTTGGGACATAGAAAGTGGGTTTGAATTGTACTTGTTTTTGAATGTACTCTCCATCCTTAAACTCACGAACAAGGATTAGGTTTCTATGTTGATAAACATTTGTATAAAAGTGCATGTAGTTATTATACTACTATATTACTTTTTGGTCAACAAAATGTTTTTTTAGAGTCGATATCTTATCTTCTGCCTCTGCAATTTTAGCAACTTGTAAGTCGATTGCTTCAAGTATTTCTGGATGTTCTCCAATACCTGCTGGTTTCTCAAGATAGATATCAATATTCATCTTTGCCTCTGCAACGATTCCTTCGTATTTAAGAAGGAGAGCTTTTACGATTCTTGTTTTCATGATGTAACGATTTTTGGGGTTGGTGGAGTAATTACTTGTCCAGTAATTGACTCATATTGATTTCTCAGTTTATCTTCTGGTTCTGCTGTAAAGACAATATTTTTGTGATTCACATTAATAATTTCGTCTTTTGCCATTGAACCATAGGGAACTAATTGGATATTAAATCCTTTATCAGTTTGAGACATAAGAATACCTAATGGGTTCTTAAGTTTAACGATAGCATTATATTGACTATCTTCATCATATTCAGTTACAAGTTCTTCACCTGTAACTAATTTCAAATATTTTATATTCATACTTCCTCTAGCATTGTCATTAATCGTTCTGCACGATTAGTGACTTGGTTATACCATCTAGAATCTCTTCCTTCAACTGCAGCTTGTTTCCAATCATTAGATTCAATTGCTTTCTTGAAGTTTTTAAATTTAGATAGTCTTGTCATACCCATATTGAAAGTCATGTTAACTAAAACTCTTTGAACTTCGTCTGGATAACTTTCTAAGTCTGGATATAACTTTCCACATTCTTCAACATGTTCGAAAAAGTCATGAGCCCAAACTTCATTTACTCTATCTTCTGTGATAGGAGCTCCTACAGACATCCCATGTTCTGGGTCTGTCTCTTTAACTAGGTGTCCTATACCAAAGGTAGGGTAACCTAAATGGTCTTTATAGATTTCATAAACGACACCCTCGTCTCTCATGATTTCTTCTTTTAGTTTACTCGGATTCTTTATATTCATCTTTAAGTAACTCCACGGCCTTGTCGCCTTGTTCTTGTAATAATTCAATAAGGATATCACCCATAATTTGATTGAAATCCTTATCCTCTGAGATAGTTTCTTTTAAATCATCTGGACACTTTCTAACTGCCCTAGTAAAATTTATAGTTGGTGGTTCACCTTCATTTACTTCTGTAAATTGAACTTCACCATAGGTATATATGACTCCATCAAACTTACCACCAACAATTTCGATTCCATTTTCACCATCTTTAGAATTGACGACTACTTTGTATTCTGGAAGAGACATTACTGTGCTTTATAAACTTCGTTTACAATTTTAGATTTTAAAACTCTTTTATCTACTTCAATACCTAACTCTCTACCTTTCTCTTCTAACTGAGCTTTGGTAAGTGCATTAAGTCTTGCTTTAGAAACCTTTTTAGGTTTTGATTCTACAACTGGTTTACCAACAACTTTATCTGCTGTTTCAGTAGCACCCTTGTATACTATTACACCTACTATTGCAAGTGCAAGAATTCCGATAATATATTCTATAATCATTCGTCTTCCTCATTGGATTCATCTACATTTGTAGATTCATCATTAATTAAATTTAAACCAAAATTTGCTCGAACTTCATCTAGAAAATTTTCTGGTTTACTCTTTTCATATGGGTCTGTTTGACAATTATCTTGTAGATTAGGTTCAATGTTCATTAATTCGACTGTTCCATCGACAACTAACATTGCATATCTCCAAGACCTTAACCCAAATCCTAAGTTTTCTTTTTTAACAAGAAGACCTAGTTGTCTTGCAAGTTCACCATTACCATCTGGTAAAGGTTTTACTTTTTCGATACCTAAGCTTTCGAACCATGCATTCATGACGAATGTATCGTTTACAGATGTACAGTAAACTTCGTCAACACCAGATTCCATGAACTGGTCATACATTTCTTCGAAAGTAGGTAATTGGAAGGTTGAACATGTTGGTGTGAATGCTCCAGGCAATCCAAACACCACGATAGTCTTATCTTCCATTAGACTATCTAAACTGACCTCATCCCAGTCACTATCCTTTCTCATTTGAAATCGGACATCGTGAAGGTCATTTAAGTTTCCTTTGTTTAACATAATATAATCCTATAAATATTTTTCTACTGTTACCAGTATATCACGAGACTGGGATGTGTCAACCTTTTATTTACTATTAAATCCCCATCCATGTTCTGTTAAGAACTCTTTAGATAGTTTTTTAGTTCCAATAGAAATCTTTTTAGGTTTCTTTTCTTCTGGAATGATTTTAGTAATAGGAATTCCAAGAATACCATCTTGTATAGATGCAGAACCAACTTCTACATCA